CGACGGAGCTGTTCCCCCACGCCACGACGGAGCTGTTCCCCCGCGCCACGACGGAGCTGTTCCCCCGCGCCACGACGGAGCTGTTCCCCCACGCCACGACGGAGCTGTTCTCCAACGCCACGACGGAGGCAAAATCATATTTCTGCCTTACGATAGCCTTATCATGCGGCGTGCCGAACTTGATGTAGATTCTTCCGTGACATTCGTGCGGCAGATTGTCAAGCTGCTGCTGCGACGTGACTGTGATTTCGTTCATGTTGTTTCCCCTTTCTCTCGTTTACTGATACCTGATCGCCGCGCGGAGGTCGGCGATCGGAATGTCAAGCCCTCGCCCGAGCGCGAGCAGGTCGCCGACCGGCATGCGGTCAATGTCCCGCAGGCGCTTCGCCGCCGTCTCGCGGCAGCAGCCGAGCAGATCCTCCGGCTTCGTGCCGTGCATCCGGAGCTGCCCATAAAGCAACGCCTGCAGTTGATCGTAGCGGCTGGCGCGTTTTCTCAATTTCGGCATGGGTCACGCCTCCCCCGAGCTACACAGCATCTCATCGAGGTTTTCCATCGTTACGCCGAGGGCGGCAAGCTCCCGGCCTTTCTTCTGATACCAACGGAGCTGATACAGATACTGCTTGCGGCGGGTACGCGCGTACTCGTAGCGCTTGGCGAGCCGGACATACTCGTCCGCTCTCAGAAGCGCGATCCCCGCCTCGATTGCGGCATCCGCTTCGTTTGTTGTGACGGTGCGTTCTTTCTCCATGAGGATTCTCCTTTGTTCGTTTCTTGGGATGTGCGCCGCGGCGCTCGCGCCCGCGCGCAACCCCCTAGCCTTAACTAAATCTCTTCTTGTCTTTCCTAAGCCTTTACTAAACCTCTTCTACTCTATACTATACTGCGGTTCCATTCTGGTTCCAGATTGGTTCCATTCTGGTTCCACTTGTGAGCAGACGGGCATTCCGGCAAGGGCAAGAAGGACAGAGGCGGCAAATAAAGCCGCCTCACGCGCCTTTGCGCTCCAGCGCCATCGCCAGACCTTCCGTAAAGGCACAGAGCTGCGCTTTCTGCATGTCGTCCATGTTCTGCATCATGCGTCCGAGACGCTCCAGCGTTTTCTGTTCGTTGCGTGTCAGCATTTTCGTCACCTCCTCGCGCTTTTTGCATTGCTTTGCGTTTGATGTAAATCTCTTTGCAATGCTATATTATCACTTCGCAATATCCGTGTCAATAAAATTATCTCGTTTTTTCGAAAAAATATTGCATTGTGATATGCCGTGTGGTATATTCATTTCGAAAGGAGGCTTATGATGTGCAAAATCAAATAAAAGAACTGCGCAGCCACGTCGGCCTAAATCAAACCGATTTCGGAGCAAGGATAGGCGTCAGACAGTCAACAATCGCCGGTTGGGAAACTGGGCAGAGAATTCCGCCCGATTCCGCTATCGTCTCCATCTGCCGCGAGTTCCACGTTGACGAACATTGGCTGCGTACCGGTGACGGCAAGATGTTTACGGCGACTACGCGCGACGAAGAGATCATGGACTTCGTCGGCCGCGCGACCATCGGCGCAGGCGACGACTTTAAGCGCCGTTTCCTTCTGGCGCTGGCCCGGCTGCCGGAAGAGCGCTGGGCCGACATCGAGGACTTTGCCCGGCAGATCACCGCCGAAAACGCGAAAGAGGAGCAGGATTGATTTCCTGCTCCTCTTTCTTTGCCTGTTCACTTTTGCTACGCTGCTACACGCAGAAATTCCAGCGTCATCTCCATCGTCCGCGTGTCCGCTAGGATCAGCAGCCGCTCGATTTCACGCCGTAAGTACATCCTCCATTCCTCGTCTGTCATAGTTCATCCTCCCATAATTTTTCCACGGTCGTTCTCAGTGCCCTGGCGATGCGGATCGCCGTGACGACATTCGGCAGACGCCCCCCGCGTTCGATTTCATAGATCGTGGTTCTGCCGCATTTTGCCTTGCGCGCAAGCCATTGCTGACTGACACCGTGGTATTCCCTGTATTGCCTGACTTTGTTTCCCATCGGCACCTCCACTATACCATAAAGTGTCGGCCGTGTGTGGATCATGCACCGGATTCGGAACACAGTTTCTTGAAAATAATCCGCGATTGTGGTATGGTGCACACAAGGCCGCACAAATATTTTGTCACGCGCGGCCGGAGATACGCAAAGGGGGATATGAAAATGCGGAAACGTGGGATTGCTGCGGCGATGGCCGCTGTGCTGCTATCGCTTACTTTGTGCGGGTGCTGGCATGACAAATGGTACAGCGAGGACGATTACGAGCGAAATTATGAGGACGGGTTTTGCGCTGGCGTAGCTGCGGCAAATAAAGCGGATGCGGCATATCTTTGGTACGGCACGGGGGCAGACATTGAGTACGCAACGGAGGTTCTTGACAGCTATCTGGCCGGTGAGGGTATTTACACGCGCGCCGAGGCGGAAGAGGCAGTGGATACAGTGCGTGTCTATTATGACGAGGTGCTGCAAGTGTACGAAGACATCGAATACGGCCGCGTAGACGTGGATCGCCCGGACTGAGGAGGCTGCAAGATGAAAGTACCTGAGCCGCGCAAGTTAAAAAGCGGGACGTGGTTTATCCAGATGCGCCTCGGAGGAGAGAGCGTGCCGGTGTCGGCGGCAACGCGGACGGAGTGCATCCGGCAGGCGGAAAAGATCAAGGCGGACTATCGCAATGGGAAGCGTCTCCCCTGCAAGAGCACGCAAACGCTGGAGCAGTGTGTATCAGCATACATCGACGCCAAGCGCGGTGTGCTGTCGCCGTCAACAATCCGGGAATACAAATCCATGTCGCGAAACCGGTTTACCGCGCAAATGAAAAAGCCAGTCCGCGAGATCACGAACTGGCAAGCGATTGTGAGCGCAGAGGCGAAAAGCGTGAAACCGAAGACGCTGAAAAATGCGTGGATGATGGTGGCGGCAGCGCTGAAATTCGGCGGGTACAACGTGCCAAAGGTAACGCTGCCGCAAGTGCCGCCGAACGAACGCCAATGGCTCGACCCGGAGCAAATCAGGGTCTTTGTGGCAGACGTTGCAAACGAGCCGTTTGCCATTCCCGCGCTGCTGGCGCTGCACGGCCTGCGCCGGTCGGAGATCATGGCGGTTAGCTGGTCGGACATAGACCTGACCGCAAAGACGATCCGCGTATCCGGTGCGGTCGTCATCGGTGAGGATCAGCGGCCGCAGAAAAAGGCGTCCAACAAAAACCGTTCTTCCACGCGCACGATTCCCATCATGATACCGGAGCTGCTCGCCGCGCTGGAGGCCGTAGAGGACAAGTCCGGGCCGGTCGTGCGCTGTAACCCGAACACGATTTACCACCAGATCAACCGTGTGTGCGCGCGCAATGGGCTGCCGCAGGTCGGCACGCACGGGCTTCGGCACAGCTTCGCGTCGCTGGGGTATCACCTAGGCGTGCCGGAGCTGGAGATGATGCAGCTAGGCGGATGGGCAGACAACCAGACCATGATACGCATTTACACGCACATCGCAAACGCTGACCGGGTAAAAGCAGAAAATGCTATGGCCGGGTTTTTCGCGCAAAACGCTAACGAAAAATGCTAACTACAAGAAAAAAACGTAGTGTTTTCAATGGCTTTACGGCGTTTTTCGGCGGGTTCGATTCCCCTATCCCGCTCCCAATTAAGAAACCCCGGAATCCATTTGATTCCGGGGCTTTTCTTTGTATTCAATGCTTTGTGGTGCTTTCAGAAAGATTTGTGTTGCGAAAAAACGTAGCGGATTTACGATTATTTTCCGAATAATGCGAACGCATTTCGCTAGCAAAATGCTAACGAAATGCTAACCGCGTGCGGAAGTTGTGCAGGATGCCGGGCGTTATCGTTCCCAGCTCCTGCGGGCTACATCCTTAACGGATGCAATGCCTGGGTACTGCTTTTGCAGGGCGGCGAAGCGGGAAAACGCTTTCGCGCGATCCTGCCCGGGGAACTGCTCGCGCAGCTCGTCAATTTTCGTTCCGTCTGTAAGCTCGAGAGTGATCGTCACCCAGTAGGTAATGCGCCCCTTATAACTCGGATCGCGCTTGAGCGTCAAAACGCGCGTGTAAGGCATCGTCTCCAGCTCGGCATACCGCTGCGCAAGTGCTACGCGATAGTCGCGCAGATCGTCGATTAAGCGCTCCATGCGCTCAATCTGGCGGGCAATGTCGGCGTCCTTGCGGGCGATGTCTTCCGTCGTTTTGTACCGCTTCGGCTGTTTCACGTAGATATATACGCGCTGCTCGGCTTCGAGCTGCTCGCCGCCGTACGTTTTCAACAAATCGTGATAACTCACTGTAATAACCTCCGTTTCGCTCGTGCTCATCAGCGCCGGACTTTTACCGGCGGACGGAGTGCGGCCGGGGACGGCTTACGCCGTCGCCCCGATCCGGTTGTAGGCGGTACGCTCGCGGCCGTCTGCGTCAAATACCTGGCTGCCGTACTTGCTGCGGATCTCGTTCATACTACGCTTGCCGCGGTAATGGCTGCGCGCATCCTCCGGGTGCCGCCAGTACCACATCTTTTTGCTGCTGCTCCAGCGGCAGCCGGCAGCCTTGAGCGCGTCCTTGTGTTGCCGCGTCTCGCCGCTGATCCAGAGCCACGAGCCGCAAAGCTCGACCGTCAGCCCGGGCAGGCCGAGCAGCACGGCGAGGATATCGCGGAATTCCGCGGCGGTTTCGGTGGTCTGGTGGTACTCGTCCGCGTGGGCATTGTGCTGGCGCTTGAGCTGCTCAAAAAGCGCGTCATGCTCGCTGTTGATCTCCTGCATGATCTCCGTACTGCCGCCCATGTCGGGGTGATACTTCAGGGCGAGACGGCGGTAAGCTGCTTTCAGTTCATCGAGGGTGTGGATGTCGGTAAAGTATTTCATGGTGTTCTCCTTTCAGATTGTGCATACTAGCGTTAGTATGTGTATTTTTAAGGGACATTCAGTCCCTTAAAAATTTTTCGATTGCTTCAAGTAAAACGCTCGCTTGTGATACGCCGCTGCTACTGCATTTTGACTTGAACGCTTCAACCGTTTCTTTGGGCAACTGCAAGTAGATACGGCCGTAAACCTTTTCGTTATACCTGCGTTTCACTTCCGTGCTTGTGGTGGCCTTTCTAGCCGCTAGGATCATCTCCTTTCGGTGCCGTTTGCCTGCTGGCATTTTTAAGATAGCATACTTGCGCTACCATGTCAAGCCCTTTTTTGCAAAAATTTTTTTCGGGGCGATCTCCGGCCGGGCTGGCCGGGTATGGAATAGATATGTAATAGCTATGACATAGCTGTGTAATAGCTATGACATAGCTGTGTAATAGCTATTACTTAGTTATTACTTAGCTATGTAAATTACCCCCCCTATAGTCCCCCCCTCTTTGCGCGGGGTGTTGCTCTGGCTGCGTGCCGGTGATTCGGTGATGATGCGCCGATGATGCTACACCATGATGTGCTATGATGTGATGATGATATGATGATGATGTGATGATGATATGATCCCATTATCTATACAAAATGCGAGTTGTGGCGGCAGATAAAAAAATTCGGGGTCGGTGGCGTGCAGGTCCCCGGTGCAGCTTCGGCGCGGTGATCTGGCGCAGATGATGCCGCTTTACTGGTGCATACTGATGCAGTTTTCGCGGCTGTTTTCGGTGCTGTATACAGTGCATATTCATACAGTTTCGTAAAAAGCTAGTGTTTTCAATGGTTTTGCGGTTTTCATTATTCGGTAAAAATATTATTTTGCCGAATTTACAAGGCATTTTGCGGTGTTTCCGTTCTGCAAAGCCGGTAGTTTATGCAGTTCATGCGCAGTGTATGCAGCGTCATGCAGTAGGGCAATTAGGCGTCTGGCCGCGCGGGCAATCAGCCCCGGCGCGCGCTGGTATATGGGCGTTGTTTCGTTCGACGTTTCCGGGTGTACCCCTCCCCCCCCTCCCCCCGGGGGTGTCGGAAAAACGGGGCGGCTCTCAGGCGACAGCCCATGCGCTACGACGCACAGCCTTTTGAGACTTCCCGCCAAACATCGTCCCGCTAGATGTTACTTGCAAGTTACTCGCAAGTTACTTGCAAGTTACTCGCAAGTTTCAAGTTTATCGCACTACGTTTTCACGTCTTTCCAAAGGCATTCCATACATTATCTGGGCGACGTGCATTTAGTTTTTACGACGTTTGATGCTATACTATAAGTGATGGGGTGATTCTATGGCAAGACCGCGCAAAATCAAGACTGCCGAAGAGCTTGGCGTTCTGATCGACGAGTTTATCATGCAGTGCGAGGACGGGAAGCAGTACATGGACGACTATGCGCTGATGAAGTTTCTCGGCATTGCGCCGCGCACGCTCGCGCGATGGCGGGCAAACGAAGGCGGGGAATATGACGGATATGGAGAGCAGCTCGAGAAGCTGGTTGCATACCGGGAAGCGGTCTATGCGCGCATGGTGGCTGAAAACCCGAAGGGCAGCGGCGGGATCATCTTCCTGCTCAAGCAGCCGAAAAACGGCGGGTACATCGACAAGCCTGTAATCGACGTTCACGCGCAGGAGCTGACGATCAAGACAGACGGGATCGGCGGCGACGATGCGTTCAAGTAACGCTTGCAAGTGCGCGACAAACACGCTTAATCCAACAAGCCGAATGCGGGCGCAGGATACGCGCTGCTGCTGAGTGCTTGCTGTTCACGTTTGTGAACGATGCCCCTCCGTACCGGAAAAAGGCCAACCTCCTTTGGCCGTTATTCCCTTGCAAAAACCTATAACGGTACGGAGCAACTGTGAACCCGGCACTATCCGGGAATCAAACGTCGGAAGCGACGGTAAATACTGCTGCGGCGGCGAGTGGCCTAAGCGTTTCATCTCCTTTCCGCTGAAATCCTGTGCAAGTCAGGATGCCGCAGCTTCCCTTTCTACGTAACGAACGAGGTGAAGCGTTTGCACGTTATCCGTGTAGAGCTGCCGAAGCAGCAAAACGAAATCGAAGTGCACGTCATTGCGGATGTACATCTTTCCGACCCAAACTGCGATATTCGCGGCGTGCAAAAGCGCGTGGCAGACATTGCGGCGAGAGACAACGCCTACGTTATCCTTGCGGGCGACCTGATCGACAATGCGACGCGAAACAGCATCGGAGATATCTACAGCACGCAGTTGTCCCCGATGGAGCAGATCCAGCTTGCAAACAAGACGTTCGCCCCGCTCAAGGGCCGCATCCTGTGCGCCGTACCCGGAAACCACGAAGAGCGGACATATCGTGCAGACGGCATCGACATTACATGGCTGATCGCAAACGAGCTGGGCGCGGGCGACCGGTACGCTCCGGACGCAGCGCTCGTATTCGTATCACTCGGTGAAAACTCCCGGCGAAAGAGCGAGGGACGGCAAACGACGTATTCTATCTACGTAAACCACGGAAACGGTGGCTGGCGCAAGATCGGCGGCAAGATCAATCGGCTTGCGGACTATGCGCAGATCGTTGACGCGGACGTTTATGTTTGCGGACACACGCACTCCCCTGCCGTGTTCAAGGACTGCTTTTTCCGGACGAACGCATCCACGAGAAGCGCAGAGCCGGTCGAACGATTGTTTGTTAATACTGCGGCGGCGCTGGATTACGGCGGCGGCTACGGTGTTCGGATGGGCTATCAACCGGCGAGCAAGGCCGCACCTGTCATTTACCTTGACGGGTGGCGGAAAAATGCCGGGGCTGCAATGTGAAGGTACCCTATGCAGAAAAATGAAAATCTCCTCCGGGCGATTCTGGACATTATCGGCCGCGGGAATACTGCCGAGGTAAAGCAAACGAAAGACGGCGTGCTTGTTCTGGAAGTAAAGCGCAAGGTCGCCTTTCGGGAAACAGAAACAGAATAACGACGTGCCCGGAAACGGCCGGGCATAAGAGCTGAACGGAGCTGACTGCGGAATGCAGTTGGCTCCGTTTCTGCATTTACGGAGGATGCCATGCCGAAGCAGAAGCGAAGCACGCAGACAAATTTCACATGGGATCCGGGGCACGCGAACGAGAAGCAGCTTCTGTTCTACCAGAGCCGAACGATGTACACGGCCTACGGCGGCGCGCGAGGCGGCGGCAAGACGCACGCAGTGCGAATCAAGGCGGTAGGCGGCGCGTTTACATGGCCGGGCATCCGCATCCTCATCGTACGAAAGACATACCCGGAACTGCAGTCGAACCACATCGAACCGATTTTGAAGATGGTGCCGCAGGAGCTGACTAGCTACAACGGCACGCTGCACACGCTGTACTTCCAAAACGGCTCGACTATCCATTTCGGTCACTGGAGCGGTATCACGTCCGAGAGCGAATACCAAGGCCAGGAATATGACTGGATCTTCATGGACGAGGCGACGCAGTTTACAGAGCGAGAATTCCGCTTTCTTGGTGGCTGCCTGCGCGGCGTAAACGAGATCCCGAAGCGCTTTTACCTGACGTGCAACCCCGGCGGTGTCGGGCACAGATGGGTCAAGCGCCTGTTTATCGACCGAAATTTCAAGACAGATTCCGACAATCCGGAAGAGAACGAGAACCCGGACGACTACAGCTTCATTTTCGCAACGGTCGAGGACAACAAGGACCTGCTGGAATCCTCTCCGGGCTATCTTCAGGCGCTATCTCAGTTGCCGGAGAACATCCGCAAGGCGCACCGCTACGGCGACTGGGACGCACTGTGCGGCACGTATTTCCCGGAATTCAGCAAGGCGACGCACACCTGCAAGCCGTTCCAGATCCCAAAGCACTGGAAGCGGTACAGGGCGCTCGACTACGGTCTGGATATGCTCGCCGTCGGCTGGTACGCGGTGGACGAAAACGGGCGCTCCTACATGTACCGCGAGCTGGTGCAGCCGGGGCTGATCGTGCAGGATGCAGCAAAGCAGATCCTCGACATGACGATGCCGGACGAGCACATCGAGATCACCTTTGCCCCGCCGGACATCTGGTCACGCCAGAAGGACACCGGCAAGACGATGGCAGAGGTGTTCATGCAGTGCGGCGTGCCCATCGTGCGGGCAAGCAACAACCGCGTGCAGGGTTTCCTGCAGGTAAAGGAAGCGCTCGCAAATATGCCGGACGGAAAGCCGGGGCTTGTGCTTTTCCAGACCTGCGAACGGACGATCGGAGACCTCGAGGACATTCAGGCGGACGAGCGCAACCCGAACGACTGCGCAAAGGAACCGCACGAGATCACGCATACGGTCGATTCCGTGCGCTACTACTGTGTATCGAGAACAATGCGCGCGGACGCAAGAGACGCAAACCCCTCGGAGATCATCTACGAGGACGAGGACGCGCAGGAGGAATACGAGCAATTCATGACCGGAGACGCACCGTCTGCCGGATATATCAGCTATTAGGAGGAAGACATGAACACTATCGGTTTGATCGGCCTGCTGGTGATCGCAGCGTGCTTTGTGCTGACGATGGTAAGCCTGCGTCGCTGGGACGACGAGCTGCGGGCATTTCAGGACGCGACGATGGACATGCTGGCGGACGCATCGCTCGACGTGTCTCGGCTGCAAAAGCGCGTAGAGGCACTGGAAGAGACGGCGGCGGCACTGTGTGAGCGAGCGGACAAGCTCGACGAGGAGCACGCTGAACAGGTGGAGCAGGCGCTGCAGATGGCGCAGGACTTCTCCAACGGCGTGTCCAACCTCATGAACTACAGCTACCTGATGGCCGGAAAGAAGGACGTGAACGGCGATGCCTGACGAGTTTGACAAGAAGATCACGCCGGAGCAGGTACAGGCAGAGTACCAGAAAATGCTCGGCTACAACACCGCTGTCAACCTCGACGAGACGGTGCGCGCCAACGAGAACTTTTTCATTGGCAAGCAATGGGAGGGCGTGGACGCGAAGGGTCTGCCGACGCCGGTATACAACTTCCTGAAACAGGTCGTTTTGTTTTCCGTTGCGAACATCACGACCGACAACATCAAGATGCAGGCAACTCCGCTTGCGTGCGAGCGCACACCGGAGGACGTGGAACGTGTCGCGGAGATCGTCAACAAGGAATTTGACCGGCTGTTTGAATTCAACCGCGTGCCGAACCTCGTGCGCGAGTATATGCGAAACGCCGCTGTGGACGGTGATAGCTGCCTGTTCACGTTCTGGGACGACACGGTTGACGCCGGATTCGGACTGCGCGGCGGCATCCGCACGGAGATCGTGGACAATATGCGCGTCGGCTTCGGCAACACAGCGTGCCGTGACCCGCAAAAGCAGCCATACATTCTCATCGAGCGGCGAGAAATGACGAAGGAACTGCGCAGAGCAGCGCAGGAGGCCGGAAATCCGCGCTGGAACGACATTCAGCCGGATAACGAGAACCACAACACTGACAGCTACAAAAACAGCGCAGAACGCAGCACGGTGCTGCTGCGGATGTGGAAGGAGCGCAAGACCGGCACGGTGTGGGCATGCGAAGTCTCCGGGCACGTCATGCTGCGCGAGCCGTGGGACATGGGGCTGCGGCTCTACCCGGTGACGTGGATCAACTGGGACTACATTCCAGACAGCTATCACGGTCAGGCGCTCGTGACCGGACTGATCCCGAACCAGATTTTTGTCAACAAGCTGTTTGCAATGTCCATGATCTCGCTGATGACGAGCGCGTTCCCGCGCACGGTCTACGACAAGACGCGCATTCCGAAGTGGAACAACGCGGTCGGAGCTGCGATCGGCGTCAACGGCGGCGACGTGTCCGGCGTGGCAAAGATCATCGACCCGGCACAGATCAGCCCACAGATCGCGCAGTTTATCCAGACGAGCGTGGACTATACGCGGCAGTTTCTCGGCGCGACGAGCGCAGCGCTTGGCGAGACGCGGCCGGACAACACATCGGCCATTATCGCCCTGCAGCGCGCAGCCAGCATCCCGTCGGAGATCACGAAACAGAACCTCTACAAATCCATCGAGGATCTGGGGCGAATCTATCTTGACTTCATGGCGGCGTACTACGGGAAGCGCAAAGTGCAGGTGTCTATGCCGGACGTGGGCGCGGACATTCTCGCATTTGCCGGGAAAGACCCGGAGGAGCTGGAAACCGTGCTGTTCGACTACGGCATTCTGAATGATATGCCGATGGCGCTGAAACTGGACGTCGGCGCAAGCTCGTACTGGTCGGAGATGGCGTCGGTGCAGACGCTGGATAACCTGCTGATGCAGGACAAGATCACGATTGAGGAATACCTTGAGCGCATTCCGGACGGCTACATCCCGAAGCGGCAGGAGCTGATCGCCTCGCGTAAGCAGGCGGCACAGCAGCAGATGATGCAGCCGGAGGAGCAGCGCACAGGCGGCGCGCCGGAGACCGGTGCTCTGGTCGATCTCGGCCAGAAGACGCCCATTCGCGGCGGCGGCGGCTTCGGCGACCTGCAGCGCAAGGTCATGCAGACCGGAACGACCGAATAACGAACGCTCGGCGGACAATCCGCCTTGCAAATACATTACCGGATAAATTTCAACACGCAGCGCCGACCATAGCGCCGCACCCGCCAACCATAGCGGGAGAAGGGATTTTGACATGGCAGACGAAATGAACACCGCCTTTACGGCGGACGCGGACGATTGGAGCGACATCACGGCGGACAGCTTTGCAGACGTTGAGGACGACGCGCAGGGCGCGCCGGGTACGGAGACGCAGGGCAACGACGCCGCGCCGGAGATCGAACAGAACGACGGCGGGCAGGATGCAGATGCCGCACAGCCGGGCGAGAACGAGGAGCAGCAGGCGCAGGCAGACGGCCAACTGTTTGAGCTTAAGCACCTCGGCGAGACGAAAAATGTCAACCGTGACGAGGTCGTAACGCTGGCCCAGAAGGGCATGGACTACGACCGCGTGACTGAGAAGAACACGCAGCTGGAAAACCAGGTGTCCGAACAGAAGCAGCAACTGGCGCAGCTCACGGAACATGAGAACGCGCTGCAGGAGCTGGCAAAGCAGAGCGGAACAACCGTCGAGGAGCTTGTGGAGAACATGCTCATTGCCGTTACCAAGAGTAAATACGGCATCGACGACGACGGCATGGCGCTCGAGCGTGTAAAGCTCGAAAGAGAGCGCCGCGCGCTCGATCAGGAACGGGCAGCACTGGCAACCAAGAATCAGGAGCAGGAGCAGCAGGCAGCGAACGAGAAGTGGCGCGGCGAGTGCTTTGACGCATTTGCAAAAGCCTATCCCGACGTTGACCCGGCCTCCATTCCGAATGGCGTGTGGGAAGCCTTTAACCGCGGTGAAACGCTGGTTTCGGCCTACGCAAGAGAACGCAATAAGGCGCTGGAGGCAGAGATCGCGCGCATGAAATCCGAACAGGAAACGCGCGACCGGAACGCGGCGAACGCCGCGAGGAGCACCGGCAGCCAGAGCAGCGCCGGGAAGACCGGCAGCGACGAAGCGTTTGACGCGCTGTGGTACGACGGCAACTGACCACGTGAACATAGGGCTTGCCTCCGCCTGAAATTCTGAATTTTTAAGTGAGGTAATTACATAATGGCAATCAATGTTGCGAACAAATACAGCACCAAGCTCGACGAGCGTTTCCACCAGAAGAGCGTTACCGACGCATTCGCAGGTAAGGATTACGACTTTGTTGGCGTGAACGCAATCAACGTGTACAGCTCCGACGAGGGCGACTTCGGCGACTACCCCCGCAGCGGCTCCAGCCGATTCGGCACGATCAAAGAGCTGGGTGACACCGTGCAGACCATGCGCATGACGCAGGACAAGGGCGGCACGTTCTCGATCGACGCGGGCAACGCTGCCGAACAGTTTAACGTCAAGCAGTGCAACGCGCGCATGAAGGCGACGTGGGACGGTAAGGTCACCCCGAGCATCGACAAATACCGCCTGAAGAAGTGGGTCGGCGGTGCCGGTATTGTGACCGTCAACGCGACGCCGCTGACCGGCAAGACGGCCATCGACGCCATTGTCAACATGGGCGCGGAGATGTCCAACCATCTTGTGCCGACCGACAATCGCGCGATCTTCATCGGCCACACGCTGTTTGCCAAGTGCAAGCTGTCGGACTACATCGTCGGCATTGATGTGCTGGGCAAGGACGCCGTTGCAAACGGCTCTCTGGGCAAGCTCGACGGCAACGACGTGTACGCCATCCCGGACAGCTATCTGCCCGCTGGTGTCAACTTCGTGATCTTCCGCAAGGGCGCGAGCGTCGACCCGGTGAAGAACCAGACCATGCGCATCCAGAAGAACCCGCTCGGCATCGACGGCGATGTGGCGGAGTACCGCGTGATGTTCGACAGTTTTGTTCTGGACAAGAAGGCATACGCCATCGGCGTGCACGCCACTGCGGGCAGCACGACCCCGACGATGTCTGTTTCCGGCGGCACGATGACGCTGACTGCCGGTGAAGGCGAGACCATCAAGTACACCACCGACGGCAGCAACCCGAAGACTTCCTCCACGGCGCTGACCTATAGCGCTAGCTCGAAGCCGACGGTTACGACCGGTACGGAGGTCAAGGCTTACGCCAGCAAGGCCGGTGCTCTGGATTCCGGCATTATGACGGCTACCGCCTGAGGCAACGGATAAGGCGGCGGGATTTCCCGCCGCCTATTTTCAGATAACGAGGTGATTTTGTGGCAGAAGTCAGCGACGTGTTTGACGCTGCAATGTCCATCATGGACGAGCTGAGCGACAGCGGGAAACCGCAGACGACGGACACGGACGAATATAAATACCGCACCGTGTCGATCATCAACACCATGATCGCGGAGCTGTACCCGTTTTCGGAGACAAAGAAGGCCGGAAAAACCGCTTCCGGCTGGCGGCCTGTTGAGGAATTCGACGACACGGTCTCGGAGATCGACAATACGCTTGCGCTCGGTGCGATGCCATACGGACTTGCTTCCGCTCTTCTGACGGATGAGAACCCGGAGGCATCCGCCCGGTTCAAGCGGCGCTACAACGAGATCGTGGCGATGCACAAGGCAAACGCACAGTGCAGCATGGGCACGGTCGAGGATGTGTACGGCGGCATCGAGTACGGAGAGTTTGGGAGCTGGTGACGCGCATGAACGAAAAGATCGTCGGAATCCAGAAATGGCTCGGCGTCAATCAGGCGGGAACAGACGACACAAGCCTGAAGCTCGGAGAGGCATCCGAAATGCGCAACTGGCGTGTGACGCAGGACGGCGCGCTGAGAAAGCGCCCCGGTATGAAAGCTGTGCATACGTTCCAAGGAGAAATTCAGGGAACGTGGTGCGGCTACGTCGGCGGAGAATATGTGCAGGTAGCGGCCGCTGACGGGAAGCTGTGGAAAATCGGATTTCCAGCCACTACGGCGGTCTCGGAGCTGGGCGCGCTCGCCGACGCACATACGGAATTTTTCGGGTTCCGGGAAAAACTCTATATCCTCAACGGTACGCAGTACAAGGTGTTTGACGGCCACACGCTCGCGGATGTGACCGGGTACGTCCCGACCGTGCTTGTGGGCGTGGGTGCGGACGGAAGCGGCACGGAACTGGAACAAATAAACAAGCTATCCAGCAAGAGAAAATACCGCATTGCTACGGACGGAAAGTCCACGGTGTATGTATGCCCGGAAAGCGGAACGCTGTCTGTGAGCGTGAAAAACAGGGCAACAGGCGCAACACTGGCAGCCGGTACGGACTATACGTTTGCAGAAGGCAAGATCACATTCACGAGCGCGCCTCCTGCCGGTGCGGATGTGTACGAAGTAGAATACACCGTTGCATCTGATGATTCCAGCACGGTCATGGAAATGAAGTTTGCAGAGCTTTACAACGGCGCGACGGACAACCGCGTGTTCCTCTACGGCGACGGCAGCAACAAGGCGCTGTACTCCGGGCTGGACATCGACGGCAACCCGACCGCCGAATACTTCCCGGACATGAATGTGCTGGACATCGGCGACGAGAACACGCCGATCACGGCGATGATCCGACACTATTCCAGGCTGCTGGCGTTCAAAGAGGACAGCGCATACTCCGTGCAGTATGGCACGGTGACGAACGCAGAAGGCAAAATCCTCCCTGCGTTTTACTGGACGCAAGTAAACAAGGCCATCGGCAACATTGCTCCCGGTCAGGTGCGGCTTGTAGACAACAGCCCTTACACCCTGTTCGGGGAGAGCGTCTACACATGGAAAAACAACAGCAGCTACTCCAGCAACCTGACGATCGACGAACGGCAGGCGAAACGCATCTCAGACCGCGTGTGGAAAGCGTTGCAAGGCTTTGACCTACGTCAGGCGTACTGCTGGGACGACAACGACCGCAAGGAATGGTACTGCGTATATGGTGACACGGCCATTGTGCACAACTACGGTCTCAATGTCTGGTATCTGTACACGAACTTCCCTGTCAAGCACTTTTACCGTGTATATGGCAGGCTGCTCGGTGCGCGCGGCAACACGCTTGTGGAGATTTCAAACGCATTCCGCAGCGACTGCGGAGAAGCGATCGACGCACGATGGGAGAGCGGCAACATGCACTTCGGCGCGGATTTCATGCGCAAATACTCCGCCATGCTGTGGATCGGTCTCGTGCCGACGCACGCCGGGTCGATGACTGTGACGGTCATGACAGACCGGAAGGCGGACTTCTCAAAGAAGCTGGTTTTCCGAAACAGCGCAGCGTTTGACCACGCGAATTTTGCGCACTGGTCGTTCAACACGAACAAGCGCCCGTATATGACGCGGCTGAAACTGAAAGCAAAGAAATTTACATACTACAAGCTCATCCTGACGAACGACGATGCGGACACGACGGCGACGGTCACAAGCGCCGACATCCGCGTGCGGTTCACAGGATATGTGCGATAGGAGGGTTACATATGGCACTTCCGACGTGCAATGAAGACATGAACATCATCTCCAAACTCGACGACGAGCCGAACGACGTTGGCGGACTTTCCGCCACGTCTCTGAAAGCAAAGTTTGACCTTGCAGGAAACCTGCTGAAAAAGGCACTCAACGATCTGGTCGCCGCGCTCGGCAACAACGCCGCCGCAAAGAACATCGGCTTTGCGCCGACGACAGCCGTCAACAAGACGAATGTGCAGGACGCGATCGAGAACGTGCAGAGCCAGATCGCCGGTGTTTCGCAGGGCGGCATTGCGGATGCGTCGATCACGACGGAGAAGATCGCAGACGGTGCAGTCGGCACGGCGGCGCTCGCGGACGACGCAGTCACGGCGGACAAGCTGGCGATGAGCGCGGTTGACACCGATGCGATCAAGTGGGGCGCGGTAGATACGTATCGCCTGAAAGACGCGGCCGTCGAGGAGGCAAAACTTTCGAACGGCGCGGTAACGGAAAGCAAGATCGGATACTACGCTGTGACGGCGAACAAGATTGCGAGCAAAGCAGTGACAGGAGAAAAAATTGCGGATGATGCAGTAACAGGGATGAAAATCGCCAGCGAAAGTATCACGAACAGAAATATGTCCACAAACACGCTCGGCCCATTAGTGCCGGTTACGGCGTCGTCTGACATCGCGGAAAGTGCGGTAACTGTGCAAAGTTGTAAATTCGTGTACGTGAAAACAATCGGCGTGGTGCTGTTCCAGATGTCGCTGAAAGGCTTGTCGTCAGCAGAGATCACGGACGGCGTATCGCTTACGCTGTCCAGCTTGACAAAACCGCCTAAAGAGATGGTGAGCTGTGCGGCGCGCGTTCAGTACGTGGCGGCGCAGGGATACGCGGACTACGCAGTCGCTCCTGCACTGTTGTCTCCACAAGGGTATCTGACGATTCGGTTCCCTGATGGTGTAGTGGCAAACGCGAATGACAGTATCATGCTTTCCGGCTGGTACTTCTGCTGAGGGGTGATGATATGGGCACACCGAGAGTAAGGCGGGGCGAGGCAAAGGTGTTTGCCGTGCGCCTCAGGATGACGGAAAGCGAGGAAGAATTTCCGCTGGGCAATGTAGACGAGATTGCATTCAAGGTCGGTGACGTGCGAAAGACGTGGCCCGGCGATGTGACCTACGACGCGGAAAAGCAGCGATTTCTGCTGACGCTGACGCAGGAGGACACGCTGTCGCTTGATACGGGCGCGCAGGAGGTGGAGGTAACGGTCAACTTCAAGGGGCCGGGAAACATCCTGAAGCCGTGGGCGAACCCAAAGATCAGGGTGAAAGACAGCCTGGATGAGGAGCTGATGGAATGAACGAACTGGAAGCATGGGTCGAAAACGACGATATCGACGAACTGGATGTGCTGTTTGAAGACGTGACGTACTTCACGGTCGTCGGCCAAAAAGGCGACAAAGGCGACGCCGCGACGATCAAAGTCGGAAACGTCAGCACAGGCGCGCCAGGAAGCGCTGCGTCCGTCACCAACAGCGGGACACAGGGCGACGCAGTGTTTGACTTCCGGATCCCGAGAGGTGATAAAGGCGAGGCTGCGACGATCAAGGTCGGCAATGTCAGCACAGGCGCGCCAGGAAGCGCTGCGTCTGTTACCAACAGCGGGACGAAGGGCGATGCGGTGTTTGATTTTCAGATCCCAAAAGGCGACAAGGGCGACGCCGCGACGATCAAAGTAGGAAACGTCAGTACGGGCACACCAGGCAGCGATGTGTCCGTCACCAATAGCGGGACGCAGGGCGATGCGGTGTTTGACTTCCGGATCCCGCGAGGTGATAAAGGCGAGGCCGCGACGATCAAGGTCGGCAATGTCAGCACCGGCGAGGCGGGAAGCGCTGCGTCTGTTACCAATAGCGGGACACAGGGCGATGCAGTGTTTGACTTCCGGATCCCGCGAGGCGATAAAGGCGACGCCTTTGTTTATGCCGACTTCACGCCGGAACAGCTTGCTGCCCTGAAGGGCGAGAAGGGCGACAACAACCTGACGCAGGTGGACACCTATGCCGACCTGCCGGCGCTGGACGCTGCGCACCCGGGATTCTTCTACTACTGCAAAGCGGACCACAACGTGTATACGCTCAACGCGGAACGCAACGGCTGGACCGTCATCCCGTGCGGGGTGAGCTTTGACAGCGGCTATGTGGATGACAGCGGATATCTGCACCTGCAGCTGGCCGGTGAGGACGTGGATGGCTTCACGCCGTTTTTCGTTGGGTTCAGCGGATCCGGCGGCGGTGGCGGCGGAGGCGGAGCCGACTACACGGTCACACTGAAAAACCTGCTGGAATCGCGCAGCCTGACCGTGCCGGGCGGGGCCTCGGCAAACCTGAAATTCAAGTACACGTCGGTGGACGCAGACGGCGGCGACGACGGCGCGGGCACCGGGACGGTAACTGTGAATGGCGCTGCCGCCGCGACGGTCAGCGTGCCGCAGGGCGAGAACACGCTGGACATTGCCCGGTATCTGACGGCGGGCACGAACACAGTGAAAATCAAGGTGGAGAACACGGAGGGAACATCCCGCACGCTGACCTACACCGTCATCGTGGTGGAACTGTCTATCACGTCCAGCTTTGATGACGCGCTGATCTACGACGGCGCCGTCACGTTCAAGTACACGCCGTATGGGGCAGTGGAAAAGACGGTGCGGTTTTTCGTCGACGGCACGGCAGCCGGAACGGAGACGGTGACGTCCTCCGGCCGGCAGATGACGAAGATCTTCCCGGCAATGGCGCACGGCGCACACAAGCTGCAGGTATACATGACCGCGCAGATCAACGGCGAGACCGTCACGAGCAACAAACTGACCTACGACATCGTATGCGTGCAGGCGGGACAGACCGGCGTGATCATCGCGTCGGCATTTGAAAAGACGACGGCGGCGCAGGGCGAACTGCTCAGCATTCCGTTTCTCGTGTATGACCCGGCGAGTCAGACGGCAGACGTCACGCTGACGGTCAAGAGCGGGACGGATGTCTACTCCACACAGACGCGCACGGTCGGGCGGGCGCAGGAGACGTGGAGTACGCGCAAATACCCGACCGGGACGGTGACGTTCGAGATCGCCTGCGGGAGCGTGAAGAAGACGCACACGCTGACGGTCACGGCGGCAGCGATCAACGTGCAGCCGGTGACGAACGATCTGGAGCTGCACCTGACGTCTGCCGACAGGTCGAACAGTGAAAGCAACCCGGGCGTCTGGAAAGACGGCAGCATCACAACAACATTCACGAACGTGAACTGGAACACGACCGGATGGGTGCCGGACAGCAGCGGAGATACCGCGCTGCGCCTGTTCGGCGGCGCGAAGGCCGACATCTCGTTTCAGCCGTTTGCGACGGACTTCCGCACGTACGGCAAGACGATCGAGATTGAGTTTGCGGTGCGCGACGTGAATAACCGCGATGCAGTCGTGCTCTCGTGCCTCAACGGCGGCATCGGCATTCAGATCACGGCGGACAGGGCCGTGCTCACGAGCGAGCAGAGCTCCATCGAGTGCCGGTTCGCCAGCGAAGAGAAGCTGCGTGTGGCGTTCGTGATCGAGAGCCGAAGCGAGCACCGGCTCATGTCCATCTATCTCAACGGCATTTTGTCCGGCGCGTGCCAGTACCCGGATAATGATAACTTCCAGCAGCCGGCGCCGGTGGACATCACGATCGGCTCGACGATGTGCGGCATTGACCTGTACACGGTCCGTTCGTATACGACCGCGTTGTCGTACTCCGAGGTGCGCGACAACTACATCGCCGACACGACCGATGTTGTGCGGAAAATGGAGCTGTTCAACGCCAACGACATCTACGATGACTACGGCGCGCTGGCGTATGAGCGCGTGAAAACGAAGATCCCCGTGATGACGATCATCGGCGCGCTGCCGACCGCGAAGGGCGACAAGAAGCCGGTGCGCATCATCTACGAGGATCCGTTCGACCCGACGCTGAACTTTGACACCGCGAACGACGACGGCGACTGCACGATCGACGTGCAGGGCACCTCGTCGCAGTGGTATGTCCGCAAGAACTGGAAGCTGAAGTTCAAAAACGAGCACACCCACGTCACCGGTATGCTGCCGGCGAAGGTGTTCTGCATGAAGGCGGACTATGCCGAGGCGACCGGCACGCACAACACGCAAAACGCAAACCTGATCGGCACGCTCTACCAGACGAAAACGCCGCCGCAGGAGACGGACGCGCGCGTTCGCACGACAGTCTACGGCTTCCCATGTGTTATTTATCATAAAGCAACTGAGAGCAGCGAGCCGGTGTTCAACGGCAAGTACAATTTCAACTATGACAAGGGCGCGGAGAACGTCTACGGATTTTCGGCGAGCTATCCGAACGCGGAGTCCTGGGAGTTCAGCAACAACACGTCCGATGCCTGCCTGTTCCACGCGGCGCTCGGCGCGGACTGGCGCGACAACTTTGAGGCCAGATATCCGGATGGCAACGAAGACATCCAGTATTTCAAAACCATGCATGACTGGGTGGTGTCCACATATCAGGCGGGGGCGACCGGCGCGGTGCTCGCGGCCAGCTACACGGACGCGGACGGAACCGTGCACACGACGGATAATGCGGCGTACCGTCTGGCGAAGTTCAAAAAGGAGTTTACCGACCACTTTGATAAAGACTTCTGCCTGCTGTACTACGTCTACACGTTCGTGATGCTCATGGTCGACCAGCGCGCGAAGAACATGTTCCTCACGACGTGGGACCGTGTGCACTGGCAGCCGTGGTTCTACGACAACGACACCTGCCTCGGCATCAACAACGAGGGTGCGCTTGTGTTCGACTACTATCACGAGGACGGCGACCAGCTCGACGGCGCGAACGTTTACAACGGCGCAACCTCGGCCCTGTGGGTAAACTTCAAGGCGGCGTTTGCGGACGAGATCCGGGCACTGTACCAGTCGCTGCGCAACAGCGGCAAGCTCACGCCGGCGGTGGTTTATGACTATTTCCTCACGCGCGGCGCGCGGAAATGGTCGGAGTCCATCTACAACGAGGACGCGGTGTTCAAATATATCTCGATGCTGGTCAGCGACAACGACGCCTCGAACCTGCCGCAGATCCGCGGCTCGGGCGAGTCGCACCTGCGCTATTTCATCGAGAACCGCTTCAAATACTGTGACAGCCTGTGGTATGCATCGGCCTATGCCGACGACTATGTTTCGCTGCGTATCTACACGCCGGTGAATGCAGACGGTACACCGAAGACCGGGCTCGCCATACCCGCGAGCGCAAACATCAAGGTCACGCCGTTCTCGAACATGTACGTCGGCGTGCGCTACAAGGCAAACGGCACGCTGCAGCAGGCGCGCGCTACGAAAAATACGGAGCTCGCCTTCACGGCACCGAGTGAGGTGTTCAACGACACCGAGACCGCGATCTACGGCGCGTCTGAGCTGTCGAGCATCGGCGACCTTGCACCGCTGTACTGCGGATCTGTCAACGTGTCGAAGGCCACGAAGCTGACGAAGCTGAAAGTCGGCGACGCGAAGAGCGGCTACAGCAACACGAACCTCACATCGCTGTCGGTCGGCACGAACAAACTGCTGTCTGTCATCGACGTGCGCAACTGTCCGAATCTCACCGCGCCGCTGGCGCTGGCCAACTGCCCGAACATCGAGGAAATCTACGCGGATGGTTCCGGAATTACTGGCGTGGAGCTGCCGCCGAGCGGCTATTTGAAGAAGATCTATCTCCCGAACACCATCACGAACCTGACGCTGCGCAACCAGACGCACATCGAGACTTTCTCCTGCGCCGGGTACACGAACCTCACGACGCTGCGCATCGAAAATTGCGTGAACGTGCCGATCGCGACGATCGTGAATGCAGCCACGAACCTGAGCCGTGTGCGCCTGCTGGACGTGAGCCTGACGTGCGACGACGAGACCCTTATCAATAAGCTCATGGCCTGCGGCGGACTGGACGAGACCGGCAACAACACCGAGAAGTCCGTCGTCACCGGCACGCTGCACATTGCGACAATCGCGCCGTCGAAGCTGACAGAGATCCAGGCATACTACCCGAACCTGACTGTGACGTATGACACGCTTTTGGCCGAGTACACTGTCACGTTTAAGAACTGGGACGGGACTGTGCTCGACACGCAGAAGGTCGTGAAATACGGCAATGCGGTTGACCCGGTCACTTCCGGGCGTATCCAGACGCCGACAAGGCCGATGGACGCGCAGTATACCTATACTTACTCTGGGTGGAGCTCGACGCTTACAAACGTGGCAGCTGACCGGACGATCACTGCGCAGTATACATCGACGGTCCGGAGCTACACGATCCGCTTCCTGAACGGCACGTCCGTGCTGCAATCCAGCGAAGTCGCGTATGGCGCGGTGCCGGTCTACAGCGGCGCAACACCGGAGGGGAGCGGCAGTACCATCTTCAGCGGCTGGAGGCCGGAGATCGCCGCCGTGACTGGCGCGCAGGATTATGTAGCTCAGTTTGCGACGCTCACGGTCCCGGAGACCGTGAAGACATTCGCGGCGTGTTCGTGGGTAGAGATCAAAGCTGTCGCCGCGAACGGGCACAAGAATGCGAGCAACCAGTGGTGCATCACGCGCAACGGCGCGGAAGAAGTCTGGTGGGACATCGGGGATGAGAAGGACATCACGCTCTCGGACGGAGAGACGATCACACTCCAGATCTATGACTTTCTGCATGACGACAAAACGGACGGCACAAAAGCGCCACTGACGATTGGCATGAAGCACCTGATGGCGAACACCGTAAAGTATGGTGTTTCAAATAGTTGGGAAGATAGCAACATGCGGACGGTGGCGCTGCCCGCGATTCTGGAAAAGCTTCCGAGTGCGCTTCGGGCGACGATCTCTACAGTCAATAAGAAAACAACAGCAGGCAACAAATCGACTGATATTGCGACAACAGCTGACATGTTGTTCCTGTTTTCCTTGGTCGAGGTGCACTCTGCGTTCGGGTCAGAGTATGTTAAAGAAGGCACACCGTACCCTCTGTTCACAAATTATGACTCACGAAAAAAGAAAAAGGCAAATGGTAGTGGTTCGGAAAGTAGCTGGGCTCTCCGGTCTCCGGATTTAGACTCTACATGGGGTCTATATGTCATCGGGCCCGGTGGAAACTCACTCCTCGGCAGTTACTCCTCGGCACCTGCTATCTGCTTTGGCTTCTGCATCTAACCGGAGGTGATCAAAATGGCATATAAAATTCTTTTAAACACGACCGTCGTAGACGCACAGAGCACGCTCAACTATGTCTACTGGCAGGTAAAGAATCACCTCCTGCTTGCTGGACGTTCTGACTTTGCCAACGGCATCGTTTCCTCCGACGGCAGCACGGTGTGGCATCTCGACGGATACCCGGAGTTCCCGGAGGGGAGCTATGAAACCGTGAAGGCTGTGGAGATCACGGACGAGGAATATGAGGAGCTGGTCAAGCAGCTCGAGATCGGCACGGTGGAAGAGCCGGAAGACCCCGGCGCCGGCGAGACGGTCATGTCGGCGCAGTAGATGCGCAGTAAGATCCTCACACTGGAGGACGAGCTGGCAGCAGCGAAAATCTTACTGGGGGTGGAGTGATGACACTGAAAGAACTGGCGGTGAAGCTCCGCCCTATTATCGAGCAGGCGGCGCAGTCGCTGGACGATGAAACAGCGCTCGAGGCCGTGGCCCTGTATCCGGCATGGAAAGCGGACACGCGATACACAAAGGGTACTCGCCTGAAAGACGGCGAGGCCCTTTACAAGGTGCTGCAGGACCACACGAGCCAAGCCGGTTGGGAGCCGCACAACGCCCCGTCGCTGTTTGCGAAAGTTCTGCCGGGGCAGGAAGGAACCGCCATCGGCGAATGGCAGCAGCCGGACAGCACGAACCCCTACCAGAAGAGCGATAAGGTCAAGCACAACGGCAAGACGTGGGAGTCCGAGATCGACAACAACGTCTGGGAGCCGGGCGTTTATGGATGGAAGGAAGTGAGCGAATGAACTTTGTGCAATGCAACGCGGCAAATTACCGCGCAGGGCGGACGCAGCCGGTGCGGTACATCGTGATGCACTACACGGCCAACGACGGCGACACGGCGGAAAACAACTGCGACTACTACCACCGCGTGGGCGGCCTTCAGGCCAGCGCGCACTATTTCGTGGACGAGCACGGCGCGATGCAGTCCGTGCGCGAGTGCGACACGGCGTGGCACTGCGGCGCGCGGGCGTACTGGCACCCCGAATGCCGCAATGCCAACAGCATCGGCATTGAGATGTGCAGCCGCAAGCGCGCCGACGGCAGTTACTACATCAAGCCGGAGACCGTGGCCAATGCGGCGGCGCTTGCGCGGGACATTATGCAGCGCTACGGCATCGACGTTGACCACGTGGTGCGGCACTACGACGTGACGGGCAAGCGCTGCCCCATGCCGTGGGTGGATGACCCAGCGCAGTGGGACGCATTCAAGGCTTCGCTTGCGCCGGAAGAAAATACAGACGAGGAGGACGAAGACATGGCAACCAGATACAACACAGTGGCAGAACTGCCAGAATGGGCGCAGGAAGAAACGCGGCGCCTTGTGGACCGCGGAGCGCTCAAGGGTGACGAAAACGGCAACCTTGACGTGACGATGGACATGCTGCGCACGATGATCGTGTGCCAGCGGATGGTTGACGGAAAGTAACGGAGGTATTGTACATGAACATCAACTGGAAACTTAGACTGCAGAACAAGGCAACGTTGACCGCGCTTGTCATGGCGCTGGTGGCGCTGGTGTATCAGGTACTCGGCGTGTGCGGCGTCGTGCCGCGTGTGGCGCAGGATCAGGTGACGACGATCATCAGCATGGCCATCAACATTTTGTGTCTTCTTGGCATCGTTGTCGACCCGACGACCGCTGGTGTTAGCGACAGCGTGCGGGCTATGAGCTATGACAAGCCCAAAAAATACTAATAAATAATATAGGGCGTGAAGATTTTTGTTGATTTTCACGCCCTTTTTTGATATATTTTGAATAGAGAGGAATTTTTACCATGATTGACCAGAATGATATTGAGCGTTTAGAAAAGATTTTTGTTACCCGCGAGGAGTGCAATGATTCAACGAACGGAATCTTCAGTAAGCTGGCAAACGATGCGACCAGGTTCGCTGTGATTGAAGAGCGTATGAAGGTTAATAATTGGCTTACAACCGGGATTTGCGCTGGGATTGTTGCGCTTCTGATTAAAGTATTTTTGGGAGGCTGATAAAATGCCGGATTGTAACACCTGCAAATCAAAAAATAGCCCGCCTAATGTGCCGTATGTTGTGCACGAGGGAGTGATGTCTCGACTAGAGCGCGTTATCAAGCGGCTTTGGATTGCGCTTATCGTGACAATCATGCTGCTGGTGGCAACTAACGCGATGTGGATTGTGCATGAATCGAAGTACGAGACAGTACATCAAACTGTAACGCAAGATGCAAATAATGGCGAAAACATTTTTGCCGGTGGTGATTTGTATGGCGAGACAGACCGTTGAAACGACATACAGACGTCGAAAAGTAGGTGGAAACTCTGGCTATATCAAGTGTAATATCTGCCATGGAACCGGCCGCGTAAAATCCCCAAAGAAAAAGAAAGGGGGAAAATGATGCTTTCCGATTTTGAAATCATTCAGCATAAATTCCCGAAAAACGAAGATTTGACCATTGTCCCCATCAGCGACGTGCATCTTGGCGCGGCTGAACACATGGCAAAAGAATGGCGTGAATTTTGTGCTATGGTGGAAAAAACGCAGAATGTTTATATCACACTCGGCGGCGACTTAATTAACAACACCGTAAAAACTTCGGTTGGGAATGTTTTTGACGAAACCATGCGGCCGAGAGAGCAAAAGCGAGTTATGGCTGAAATGCTAAAACCAATTTCTGATCGTATTTTGTGCGCGGTCAGCGGGAACCATGAACGCAGAAGCGGGAAAGATATTGATGACGACCCTATGTATGATATCATGTGCAAGTTGGATTTGGAACATCTTTACCGCGAAAACATGGCTTTCGTAAAAATCCAGATGGGCAAGCTGAATGGTGACGGTAAGAAAAACCCGACTTACTGCATCTGCGTCACGCATGGTTCTGGCGGTGGTATACTGTCTGGAGGAACAATCAATCGAAATGAACGCTTTGGATATGTTCTCGATGGCGTTGATGCGCTGATTGTCGGGCACACTCACAAGCCGATGATTTCCCAGCCCGCGAAAATCGTCGTTGATAAATTTAACAATAAAATCAGCTTCAAGCCGTTTAAGGTAATTTCTTCGACCGCTTGGCTTGACTTTGGCGGCTATGCGGCGCAGAAAATGCTTATCCCATCATCCCATGCCTTGCAGACAATGACGCTTTGCGGGAAACGCAAAGATATCGTTATCACGATGTGAGGTGCGCTATTATGATATACTATGTATCGCATTGTTATCAGGGCAATCCGGATAATGTAAGAAAGGCCGAAAAAATCACCCACGACTTGCAGGTGGATGACCCTGAAAACTGCTATATTTGCCCTCTGATGGCGTTTTCACATTTGGGATATAATGAAATGGGCTACGATGAGGAAATGGCGCTATGCATTGATCTGTTGAGCGTGAGCGATGTTTTGATTGTTGCAAGCGATATTAGCAATGGCGTTCAGCAGGAGATTGATTTTGCCCGGATGGTAGGCATGGAGGTGATAGACCTTGCGGAAAAATACCGAGAGATATAATCTGTCAAGGTCTGAACTGCAATACCTCATTGACCAGTGGATTTTTAACGAACGGCACCGGCTCATATTGGCTGACAGGCTATTCAATGGGACGACATATGAACGTCTGGCAGAGAAATACGGCCTATCAACAGTTCAAGTCAAATCTATTGTATATAAAGCAATGGATAGGCTTGAAAAACATATGTAAAACATGCAAAACCCATACTTGTACTTAATTGTGCAAGTGTGGGTTTTTTGTTATGCTCATTGCAGAAACGGAGGCGATTTTGTGACCGTCGAAGAATACATCAAGTCAAAGGAAAAATTCCATCTAATGCCGTTCGTAACCATTTACACGGCAATTATGGAGTTGATTAACGACGGCTATATTGAAGAAACGGCATTTGAGAAAGCAGGTGGTTCCGATGTGGCGGAAAGTGAACTTAAACCCAAAGGGGAAAAGTGTAGGGGACTGCGCTGTCAGGGCAGTTAGCGCGGCGCTTGATATAAGCTGGGAAGAAGCATATGACCTGATAGCCGATGCGGGCTACAAAATGGCCGATATGCCTTCAAGCGATAGCGTCTGGGGCGCTGTTTTGCGTCAGCACGGATTTTATAGGAAAGCGATCCCAAATTTTTGCCCTGACTGTTACACAGCAGCAGACTTCGCAAAAGACCATCCTCGTGGAACATATGTTCTCGCATTTGGAGGCCATGTAGCGACAGTCAAAGACGGTGTATTGCTTGATGCGTGGAATAGCTCAAACTTGATTCCTCAATACTATTTTTATAGAAAGGATGATTAACAAATGGCATACGGAAACTACTTCCCCGCGCCCTATCAACCGAACTATTACGGTCAACCGAACCCCTACTATCAGCAGATGCAGAATCAGGCCATGATGCAGCAAAACCAGCAGATGCAGAACGCACAGCAGCAGTCTCAGCAGATGCAACAGCACACGATCCAGCAAAGCGGCTTCGTGCTTGTTCCGTCAGAGCAGGAGGCGCGGAACTACCCCGTTGCGCCGGGCAACTCCGTCACATTCAAGGATGAAAACGCGCCATACTGCTATGTAAAGACGATGGGTTTCAATCAGCTTGATCGCCCGACCTTTGAAAGATACAGGCTCGTAAAGGAAGATAGTCCTGTAACGGCTCAAAACGCGCCTACAAGCGCGAATAGCGCAGATGTGGATAAGAATGCCTCCTATGCCCTCAAAAGCGATTTGACGGCGATTTGGAGCGAACTGGACGCGCTCAAAGATAAAGTAAAGGCGCAGACGGAGAAAAAGCCCGTCAAGGCTCGGAAAGTGACCGAAGAAACGGAGGCGGCAGACGATGAATAATCCCATGTTTGGCGGGAACATGCCCCGCGTGAATCCGATGCAGATGTTGCAGCAGCTCCGACAGAATCCCGTGCAGATGCTCCGGCAAGCGGGGCTGAATGTGCCGGATAATTTGAATTCGCCTAATGATATCATCCAACATCTTATGAACTCCGGCCAGATTTCGCAGCAGAATTATGAGAGAGCGCGGCAGATGGCGGCGCAGTTTAGGCGTTGACCATTTGCGTGACATCACGAAAAAGGTATTCTCCCGTTGGCTGCAGACGGCGGTGTGAATAAATACATTTTTGAAAGGAAACAAAAAAATTATGGCTCTTACTGATGAAAACGGCTCCAGCCCGTTCACGATGCCCGTTCAGCCCATGTACGGCGGCGGTTATGGCAACGGAGGCTTTGGCGGCTTTGGAGGTGACTGGGGTTGGATTATCCTGCTTCTGCTGGCCTTCAACGGCGGCTGGGGCAACGGCTTCGGCGTCGGCTTCGGCGGCGGTGATCTCTATCCGTGGCTGAACAACTCCCAGAATATCAACGGCGGTTTCCGCGACCAGATGCTCAACTCCCAGATCGGCGACATTCAGAACGCTATCACTTCCGGCTTCGGCAACGTTGCGACTCAGCTTTGCGGCGGTTTTGCCGGGGTGAATTCTACGATTAACGCTGCGCAGATGGCGAACATGAATCAGATTTACGGTCTGTCCTCTCAGTTTGCCGACTGTTGCTGTGAGAATCGTCTCGGCATCGCACAGCTTCAGAACGTGGTGCAGAGCGAGAACTGCGCCGACCGCTACGAGGCGGCTCAGAATACGCAGAGCGTTCTCACGGCGATCAGCGGCGGCATCCAGAGCATTAAGGATCAGCTTTGCTCTGACAAGATCGAGGCGAAGAATGACCTCATCGCGCAGCTCCGCTCCGAACTCATGTTTGCACGTGGTCAGGCTTCGCAGGATGTCCAGACGGCGGCAATCCAGGCTGGTCAGCGTGCGCTTGCCAACGAGGTCGAGCAGTATGTCCTCCCGACTCCCCGCCCGGCGTATATCGTGGCGAACCCGAATTGTTGCACGCAGAACACCTGCGGCTGTGGCGGTAGCTTCTAAGGGGTGATACTATGGCTGAATATCTTGCCAATGCCGAGCAGCTTATCACGCTGAACTCCCCGGCGATTTTTACGGCATCTATCCCGTGTAATCGTGGCTATGTCTACCACGAAGATGAAACCGGGATTTTTATTCTCCGTGGCATCGTCAACAATTCTTCCTGTTGCTTCGCACGGTATCAGGTAACGTTCAACGGTAACATTGCTATTCCTACGGGCGGCGCGGTAACTCCTATCGCGATTGCTATTACCGTCAACGGTGAGCCGCGCACGACGAGCAGAGCAATCTTTACTCCTGCGGCGGTTGATGTTTACGGCAATGTGACCAGCACCGCAATCATCACCGTCCCGAAGGGCTGTTGCTTCACCGTCTCCGTCCACTATGTTTCGGCAGACGAAGACCCGGCAACCGTGCCGACTCCCGTGATTGAGATGCAGAACGCTAACCTTGTTGTTAACCGTATTGCTTAAGGAAGGAGGAACGACAATGCACAAACTGATTGATTTTGTTTGCGACGAGCTGGAAGACATCGAGCAGAAAGCATCCAAAGGCGAGCTGTCGATTTCCGATGTTCAGTACGCTGACACGCTGGCCCACCTCAAGAAAAACCTTCTCAAGTCCGAGGAAATGATGGAAGATTTTGATGAGGGCTATAGCTCCGAAATGCGCCCGATGGGCGGCACTATGCGCGGCGCTTCGTATCGCTATGATGGCGGTATGTCTTACGCCCGTGGCCGTGGTAGCCGCGCAAAGCGTGATAGCATGGGGCGGTACAGCTCCGAGCGCGGTTATTCCCGTGACGCGGCTGACATGACTGCTGAATTGCAGGAAATGATGGACGATCCCAAGTATGCGCCCGTCAAGCACGATATCGAACGGCTCATGCGTAAAGTCGAAACCATGTAAAGGCGGTGGCCTCTTGTGATAACTGAAAAGGACTTGCAGGAGGCTATTGCCGAGTGCAAAGGAAAGCGGAACCCCGATTCAAGCACTTGCATCAAGCTGGCGGCATTTCTTATCATTCAAGAACACTTGTACGGAAAGCCGTCAGAGAGTGACACCGTCCCGGCCTTGCCCGCCTACTCCTACGCCGCACCGCCCGAACAAGTCGAAACCTACATTGAAACAACCGGCGACAGCGAATTTCTAAAGGCGGTTGATGGCAGAAAAGCAGACAAGGTTTGGAAGCTGATAGATGAACTTGTGGAGGCCGTCAAAATACTTCACCCGAGAATGTACACGACTTTCATCGACAAGGTACAAGACCTATAAACCAACGAAGCAGGGGGAGAAATCCCCTTGCTTTTTTGCGCTCATTTATTTATAACTTTTTTAGAATTTTTGCAAAATAGTTGTTGACGAGCGGACGAACTGGCGTTATAATGATTGCAGAAATTAAGGGTTGCGACCTACCGCTGGAGGTAAAATTATGGATCTGATTTTCGAAGTCGCAGACAGCACCCTGTTCCCGTGGGAAATTGATGCCATTTTGGACGAGGCTATTGTCCTGTGCCCTGCGATGAAGCGCAACAACGCCAAAATGTATCCAGCAAACGCCAGGCTGGCGGTCCCGTCCGTATGCGCTGATGGGCAGAATGATTTTTTGGTGGCAGAGATCCTGAACGCGCTATGTGAATTGCTATAACGGGAGGTATGAAAAAATGATGTACAAATGCCGCGAATGTGGAAACCTTTTTGAAGAGGGCGAACAGGCCGTGTGGGAAGAACGCCATGGGCTTGATTCCCCGCCGTATGAGAAGTGGAGCGGCTGTCCTGTTTGCAAGGGAAGTTATGAGGAAGTCCACCAATGCAAAGAGTGTGGAGATTGGCACACTGAAAACGAACTGTACGACGGCTGGTGCGAAAAGTGCCTTCGCAATACCATCAACTACGACACATTCTTCGAGTATTGCGAGGCGAATAAGGGCGAGAATTATCTTGACACGTTTGTCATGTGCTATCTTCTGAATTGCGATGAAGTTCCCAAATATCCGTCTTGGGATTTCCATCAATTGATGGCTGAAACATACAAGCGGAGAGTTGCCAATGCAAAACTGCTCGGAGAAAAGTTCGGATTCTTGGAAGATTGCATCCGTTTCGTCATGGATGACGATGGCTCTATTGGCAAAGAAAACTATGCCAATTGGCTGAATACGAGGGAGGTGAAATAATGGCAGGAAGAAAACCTATTTTCAATCGTGAGGAACAGAGAAAGAACCAGATTGTCGTTCCTATGTCCGAACAGGAGAAGAACCAGATCAAGGAAGCGGCGAAGGAAACTGACCGAAGCATGGCATCGTTTGTCCGAATGGTGCTGAATGAACATTTTACAAAGGAGGCAGAGTAATTGCTTATACCCGAATTTGTATGCGGAATCTTGGCGACCATCGTCTTTGAAATCCTGCTGCTGATTGGGTATGCCATTTTCCGCAAGAAGTAAAGTGATTTTAGGAGGCAAAAAGTATGGCGAACATTATCGGAATTATGGGCGAGAGTGGCGCAGGCAAAACCACATCAATGCGAAACCTTGACCCATCTACCACATATTACATAGACTGCGACAAAAAGGGTCTGTCGTGGAGAGGGTGGAAGAAGCAGTACAACGCAGAAGCAAAGAACTATTACTGCACCGACAAGCAGAACGATGTGCTGAAGATTATGCAGGGAATCAATAATGACCGACCACACATCAAGACCATCGTTATCGACACCCTGAACGGAATTATGATTGCTGACGAAATGCGGAGAAGCAAAGAAAAGACATATGACAAATGGATGGACTTGGCGGTCGCAGTTTACGGCATAATTGACTATGCGTTGACTATGCGTGATGACATAACAGTTGTTTTTGTGTGCCATTCGCAGACGGATAGGGACGATAATGGTTATATGTTTACGAGCATTAAGACCAATGGGAAGAAATTGTCAAAAATCGGACTTGAAACAAAATTCCCGATTGTGTTACTCGCTAAATGCGTTGACGGGCAATACATTTTTGAAACGCAAGCCAATTTCAGCACAGCAAAATCCCCTATGGGTCTGTTCAGCGAAAAGACCATTCCGAATGATATTGCTGCTGTAATTAAGGCTATTGAGGAATACGAAAATGGCGAGTAATTCAGAAAGAGCCGAATATATGCGGCAGTATCGTGAGAAAAACAAAGAAAAACTCAATGCGTATGCAAGAAAATGGAACGCAGAAAACAGAGAAAAACGAGCCGCATACAATAAAAAGTGGGAAGATGAACACAAAGAACAAATGCGAGAAATTCGAAGAAAAAGTTCCAAAAAGTATTATCAAAACAATTTGGAAAAGCATTTGGAAAGCCAAATCAAATCCCTACAAGCAAGGCTTGAACTGTTAAGAGAAAGCAGTGATACCGATGTCAAATAACAGTTGCCTTTGGTACACCGAAGCACAAGCTACAATCTTTTTTCCAGAGGGGCAAGTTCAATGCAAGCTATGCCCATGCCTTGAAACATATTCACGAAACCAATGCAGACTGACGGGGGAATACCTCGCAGACACAAGAACCATCGGATATATGTGTCCGTTGAAATTTATTGAAAAACAGGAGGAAACAAACAATGAAAGCATTTAATGGACTGGAAATCAAGAAAAGTGTGAGCGCAAGTGAACCCCTTCCCGCCGGCGGTTATGTGGCGAAGATTCTCAATGCCAAGGTGGAGGAATACAGTTGGGGCGAGGTCCTGGTTATTTCTTTTGATGTGGCTGATGGAGAATACAAGGACTTTTTCAGCAAGCAGTACAAGGAGAACACCAGAGAGGATAAGAAGTGGAAGGGCAACTTCCGACTGACCGTACCACAGGAGAGCAACCAGTATTTTGACAGCCAGAAGCGGGCATTCGGCAATGCGATCTGGGCGATTGAAGAAAGCAATCCCGGCTATCATTGGGACTGGAACGAGGCTGCGCTCAAGGGCAAAATGGTGGGCGTTTTGTTCCGCAACTTTGAATGGGCTATGGAAGACCGCACTGGCTGGAGTACAGAGGCTTGCACTTTTGTTTCCGTGGACGATGTTCGCAATGGGAACTACCGCCAGCCTAAAGACCGCCCGCTGAAGAACAAGCCAGTCAATAATGCTCCTGCATCCAACTTCACAGTTATTGACGATTCAGAGGACGATTTTCCGTTCTGATTGAAAATGCAAATCCGCCCTGCTCCATTGTGGGGTGGGGCGGTTAAGTTATGAAATAGGAGGCAAAATGAACACAGATGTAATGTTTTCAAGCAAAACAGACTTATGGGCAACACCACAGGATCTGTTTGACAAGTACGATGCAATCTATCACTTTGAAACAGATGTGTGTGCATTGCCCGAAAATGCAAAATGCAAGCGGTTTTTTACTCCCGAAATGGACGGGTTAAAGCAAGAATGGACGGGTGTATGTTGGTGTAATCCTCCATACGGCAGACAGATTGGCAAATGGGTAGAAAAGGCTTGCAAATCGTTTGCAACGGTGGTTATGCTCCTTCCTGCACGGACAGATACAAAATGGTTTCACGATTATTGCTTGCCTTATGGCAAGATCGAGTTTTTGCGTGGACGGTTAAAGTTTGGCGGTTGCGACAATTCCGCACCTTTTCCGTCAATGATTGTTATATTTGAGGTGGATAAAGAATGAACTACCGCCAAATATACGCCCGAAAAGTGGAATGTGAGAAGCGGATAAAAGAGGTGTGTCCCGATTGCCCGAACACAAGCGGGATCTATTTCTTGACACGTTTTGATGACGGTTTTAAGTATGCCTATGTTGGAAAAGCAAAACACCTTCTTGAAAGGCTTGCCGGCCATTTGATGGGGTATCAGCAACACATTGACAAAAGCTTGAAAAAGCACGGATTGTATAGCGAACAAAACCCGACAGGCTGGCGTGTTGCATTTATCGAGTGTGACGAAGATTGTTTGAATGAACAGGAACAATCACATATAAGAGCCTATGCCGATATGGGTTTCCAGCTTCGTAATGTCGAGAGTGGCGGTCAGCAAGGGAAAGCCATCATCGGTGATCGTAAATCGCCCCGTGGCTATTTCGACGGCAAAGAGGCTGGCTATTTGATGGCTCGCCGTGAGGTCGCCCATTGGTTTTCCCTGCATCTCAATGTGTCAATGAAAAAGCCGACAAAGAATGCGGAGAAGGCTTTGGCAAAGTTTCAAGAGTTTATCAATATTGAAGAAGAAAACCCCTAATTCCCTCTTGATTTTTGGGAGGGGATGATCAGCCGCTGAAATATGCGGCTGATTTTTTATATAGGGGTTGACAAGTGTTGCACGATATTGTATGATATTAATATCAAATGAAGCGAGGTGAAATTATGTTCTTAAAAAAGAAAGAAGTTGCGGAGCGTTTTGGCATTTCTGTTTCCAGCGTAAACAACTATATGCGGCAAGGCATGC